GTTCACATCAGCAATGTAAACCACCCACTTCTTATTGATCTCCAGTTCTTTCTCTTCACGCTTCAGAAGAGGAGACCAGGGAGCAAATCCCAATTGTCCGTTACCAGCAGGAACAGCAACAATCGGGTTCATAAGAACAAGGGACTCTTCCTTATTCTCAAGAACATCAGCAACCACATCCTCACCAGAGGACATTCGAATAACTTTTACATTCATTTGAATTCACACTCCACCATAATTTCGGTAAGACAAGCAAGCATATTTATCTCTTGGTCAGCAACGAATGCACACTGATACTGATACTTGGCAATAATAAGAACAGCAGCAGCAATTCCTGGACCAGAGAGTTGTCCATAAATGCCATCGTAAATCTTACGAAGCAACAAAGATGGGTCGTTATCAAGATTATCAACAACCCACTTTCGAACCTCAGGGAAGTTCTTCTCCTTCAAGTTCTTGAAAAGATCACTGACCGAAACGTCAGAGAATGTAGCAAGAATGCCAGCATCGATCTTTCCACTGACAGAATAACGTTGGCACTCATTGAGGACACGACGCCAGTCGGGAAAATGTTTATTGATTAGTTCTGCAAGGACCTTTTTATCAAACGCAACACCTTCCTTATCCAGGATGTTTTGGAGACGCTCGAAGAAGGTTCCTGCGAGTGCTGCTTTCTCTTTTCCCTTGAGAGAGAAGTCGATGACAGCACACCTGGAATGGAGCGGTTGGATAATTTTATTCTTGTAGTTGCAGGTGAAGATGAACCTGCAATTACCAACAAACTCCTCAGTAAACGCCCTAAGGGCGAGTTGTACATCTGGGGTTGTGTTATCTGCCTCATCAATGATGATGACTTTGTGTTTAGCAGACGAAGAAAGTGAGAGGGTCGAAGCGAAGTTCTTCGCATTGTTTCTGACAGTATCAATGAAACGTCCTTCGTCGGATCCGTTGATGACATAAACATCTACTCCAAGTTCATTACAAAGTGCTTTAGCAACAGTTGTCTTACCACAACCAGGAGGTCCAGACAACAACAAGTTAGGAACTTCACCCTGCTTGAGGAAGTCCCTGAAGGTTTTCTTAGTCCTCTCGGGGAGGATACAATCATCAATTGTCTGGGGACGATACTTCTCCGTCCAGACAAACTCGTTCCGACTCATCAGGTTTCCTCAGTGAAAAAGATCCATCTTTATTATCAATCCATTCTAACACATCACCCTCCTTCCATCCCAAACTGTCCAGGAAGTTTTCAGGGAATGTAAGAATTCCATCATCATCAACTGTGAGAACTGTTTTCATAACCAATCAGGTTTTTTCAAATAAGAACTTGGGACAATTTCCAACCACTCATTCCCATCATAAATGTATAACTTGTGTGTGTATTTGTGGAGAAAAATATCTCCTTTATTGTATTTCATAACCAATCAGGTTTCCTTTCTGGTAGTCTAACATAATTGTCTTTGACCCAGGGTTTAGATGCGATGTACATTTTGTAAGCATCGAAAGTCGAAATGCTATCGTCCAACTTAAACATGTCAGGCATTGCTCTAGCAAAAGGTGTTGGTTCTTTACCGGATCTTCCTGCTGGGTCTGCCATCGGAAAGATTTGGTGAGCGTGTGCAAGAGCAGGCAAACAACTGTGAATCTTCTGATACCTGTTGGAATACTCTTCGCACAATGCCAAACCATGGCGAATTAACCAACGCCAGTTGAGAACAAACTCAGATGCCCAGATGGTGCAAGGGTGATTGCGGAAAGCACCTTTATCTGTTTTGTAAGGTGTGCCATCTGCTTTTGGGAGTTCACCAAATCCACGACCCCACTTTTCAGATGCCACAATGGAGAGCATTTGACAACACTCCAGAGGCATCTTGACAATGTGTTTATCTGGTAAAACTCTTGCAGATATTACTGGGTCTGGATCAGTGACAAAGATGTTCATATTGACCTTGGATTACCACAGATTTTTGCAGAGGGCATTTGTGCCTGTGCAATCTTTTTTGCTTCGTGTTGGTAATCTGCTTCTACAATCATCTTCAGATACTTAGTTCCAACACTTTCCAAACGATAAGTAACTTCCCATTTCCTCATGACAATGGCCTCACAAACTCATTAGAAACCATGTTCGTTGCTCCAAACATGGTGTTCATGTATTCTACACCTAATTCTGGTGTTGTGTGATCTCCGCAAGTAAAGACATCACAAACTGCCATTCCTTTCTCTGGCCATGTGTGAATGCTAATGTGTGATTCTGCCAACAACACAATGGCAGTTACTCCCTGAGGTTCAAACTTGTGAGAATGAAGTGCCAGAAGAGTTGACTGACACTTCTTGGATGCATTGTAAAGTACATCTCTCACAAACTCCTCATCATCCAGAAACTCCTCAGAGCAACCCTTCAGAGTAAAGAGAATGTGTCTCATCAACCAAAACTTGAGTCAGGTTCAAGAGCGATGTAATAAGTCACATCGATGTTCTTATTCTGGAAGCGAGACAGAAGTTTCGAAGAAACAACCACTTCATAATTGCCAGGAACAATCTTCAGGTTCTCTTCTTTGAAGTTGAACACGAACTCAGCGTCAGTCTCACCAACGACAATGGAGAAGTCATTGGACGTGTCGTTCTTCTTGTCACGAGCAACCAACTTGATTTCATTACCATCGCCAATGGCAGAGATGTCAGGCAGTTGGTAAACAGATGCTGCTTTCTTCAGACGATCCAGTTGTTGACTGGTCAACTCAAAACACACATCCTCAGATGGAAGAGAGATTTCTTTCTCAGGAGGAGAAACGATCACACTGGGATCAGCGAAGAAGTACTTCGAACGCATCCGACCCTCTTTGATGATCACATAATCTTCATCACCGAAGTCTAGATCGGGACTGGTGTGAAGAGAAAGACCATTGAGGAACTGGTTCAAATCATAAATGCCGAAGTCACGGGGAATGTCCTCAGCAATGTTTGCTTCCACAAGAATGTTCTTCATCACGGAAATCGATCGAAGTTTAGTTCCTGATTTGAACAAGATCGACTGATTGATCGAAGAGAAGTTCTTCAGAAGATTAACAGTGGATTCAGAAAGTTTCATAATTGTCAGCAGTTTTTGTGTGAAGACCAGCGAAATGATACAGAAGAATACAATAATGCATTGCCTTGAGAATGTCAAGTTTTGACTTTCCCTTCTTCTTTCCAAAGCGTGAGAGATACTTGATTGCGTTCGAGCGGGTAAATGCTTCTGCATCACCAATGCTCTCAATCAAATCAAGAGTTTGTGTCTTCGATTGTTCGGATGTGTAATGAGAATGATAAGTGCTAGAAAGATACTGCTCAAGTTCTTTCAGAGTCTTATCTTCTTCATATTTCCAGAATCCATTCTGGTTTGTTTTCATAACTATAGGTTCGTTCAGATCTTCAGGAATGTCTGGATACATGGAATCCAGATAAGTGTAATGATCTTGGTGCATTATGGGGGTGTATTCATATCCCCCCGCTGCACTAATAAAGTCAGTGTCGTTCATAACGAAAGTCTTTTCCTCTAATTATACCTCACGGGGAAACTTTTCTCCAGTTGCCGTAAGATCAAATTGAACATCTCCATCAACTTTATCATACAAGTCGATGAATGCTTGTTTAGTTTCATCATCAAAACGATTCAAGCAAATCTCAATCGATTTCATCTTGTCATTGAAAATGCTGTAAGCACGGATGATGTGGACCAGACGACGAGTGCTGATGACTTCATCGATGCCACCATCATAGAAAGTCTTACGGATAATGTCTGCCCAGTCCACAAGGTGCTTAATGAATCGATCATCGTGACATCCAACAGAGGCAGAGTGAAGACGCATCAGTTTCTCTTCCTGTGCAGGAGTGGGATACTCTTGCTCGAAGGTTACACAGAAACGCTCCAAGAATGCCTCATTGAGAACATTGGTTCCAATAAAGCGACCATCCTCAGAACCCTTACCTTTTGTGTTGGCAGTGGCAATGACATTGAAACCACGCTTGGGATGAA